CCGTTATTAATGCATCAAGCAGATCATATGGCTGCTCAAATTGAATTTGAATTGTGGAATAATCAAGCTAATCCATCTTCTAAACCAGCAAATGCTACTAAGGGTGATAAAACACTTAGAACGGCTAAAAAAGTAAACACACAAAATAATCCAAAATTAGCATCAGCAACATTAGATGTTATAGATTCATTTTTTAAAGATTAATTATGATAATACTTAGTATAATATTAACAATAATAATAACGGCTTCTGCTTTTATAGTTAGAAATTTAATTGTAAAAAATGAGCGTTTAGAAGATTTTATATCTAAACAAAGTGAAGCTATCACTGCATGTGATAAAAGATTAAAAGAAATTGATGATAAAGGTATGTTTTACGCTGATGATCAAATTGGTTTCTTTTTTAAAGAAGTACAAAAAATACAAGATGCTTTAAACGAGTTTACTCTTAAATAAAAATTAGTAAAAACCACATGTCAAACAAACTTAAGTACGCCCCTACTCCTCCCCTAGAACCAGTAATCACTGAAATTTCCCAATCGGGTCCTAAAAAACGAGGAAGAAAAAGAACAAAAAAACAATATTTTACACCAGATACTGACGCAGCTATAAAAGAATATTTATCTACTTCAAATCAAGACAAAAGAGATTATATATTTAAAACAAGAATACATTATCCCTTTTATAAGTTAGCAGAAAATTTAATTCACACATTTAAATTCTACTATACAGAAGTAGATGATTTGGAAGATTTAAAACATGAAGTTATTTGTTTTTTACTAGAAAAATTAGATTATTTTAAACCTGAAAGGGGTACAAAAGCATTTAGTTATTTTTCAATTGTAGGTAAAAATTACCTTATTTTATATAATAATAACAATTATAAAAAGAAAAAAGCAAAAGTAGACATTTTAAAAGCAGATGAGGATGATGGGGTTTTACATCAATTAGGTAGAGATGGACGTAAAGAAGAAATAAAAGAATTTATAGATTACCTTACAGAATACATTGACAAACATATGTTTACAATGTTTAAAAAAGATAAAGATAGAAAAGTATGTGATGCTATTAATACTTTATTTAAACGTAGAGAAAATTTAGAAATATTTAATAAAAAAGCTCTTTACATTTACATTAGAGAAATTACTGATGTAGATACTCCTGTTATTACTAAAGTAACTAAAAAATTAAAAAAACTATATAAGGAATTATATAGGGAGTTTGATAAAACAGGATATGTAAGAGTTTAAAAAAGCCATATTTATAATAAAATAATATGGATCCATTAAACCAATTAATATTTGATGATACTTCTTTCTCAGATTTATTGAAAGAAATTCATGGTAACCAAAAGAAAAAAGCTAAACAACTTGCTTCTTTAATTGCTGAATTACGTCCTTTAGTACAATCTTTGGGGGATGCTACAGTTGTAGTGCCATTAATTAAAGAATATATGGAAATAAGTGTTAAAAATGATGATCAACTAATTAAGATGGCTGCTATTGTACAACGTTTATCAACAGCATCTGTTTCAGGAGGAGATGGTGGGTTATTAACAGAAGACGAAATGGCTCAACTTCAAGAATTAACTGAAGAAATAGCTAAAACTGTTGAATCTGAACCTAAACAAATAGAACAACCAAAAGGATAAAAAAATGGCACAGGCAACAGAAGGAGTAGTAGGATCAGGAGGTTTAGGATTATCAAATAGTGGAAAGGGTATGATGGCTCTTAAAAGAGTTATATCTGTTATATTAGATGATTCACATGAATATTTTGCTGGATTTCAATCTTTAGGTACTATTTTTTATGAAGATCCTTATGATTCTTTTAATTCACTTGAAGGTGAACTAAAATTAAATACTAATAATTCAGCTAGACCTATAACTCCTAACCAACAATTTTATCCCTTAATAGGAGAATTAGTATTTTTAATTAATACTATGTCAAATGAACCTTCAGGAGGAGACAAACAGTTTAATTATAGAAATTATTATTTCCCACCTATAAGAGTACACAACCAATCATCACAAAATTCACAACCTGCTAAATTTACAACTGAAGAGACAACTCAGACAGAAAAAAAAGACAGAGCCCAAAGTGGGACACCTAATAAAGCAAGTGAATCTTCAGGAGCTATTATTAATTTAGGAGATTTTTTTGAAGATAGAGGGGTAAAAAGATTATTACCCTATGAAGGTGATTATATAATAGAAGGTAGATTTGGAAATTCAATAAGATTTGGTGCAACAACACCATACAATGAAGAAACAGAAACACCCTATCCTAATCCTTGGTCATTTAACAGTGTAGGAGGAAAATCAACCCCTAATGAAACTGAAGCCCAAATAGGAGACCCTATTACAATAATAAGAAATGGACAAACAGAAGTAGTGTCAGACAATGCATTAGTTCCTTTATTAGAAGACATTAATGGAGATCATTCTTCCATTTATCTTTGTTCAAATCAAAGATTAGAAAATCTTAAAGTAGCAGGAGCAAGTACAGCAAGTCCCGACACTGTAAAACAAGAAGCTTATATAATTAAAGAAGAAGACACAATAGATAACCCATTAACAGCAACAACGTACAAATTAACAGCTGGAATATTTGATACATCTGAAACAGCTGTAACATCAACACCGTTCTCACTCACACCAACATCACCACCACCACCCCCTCCACCCCCAACTCCCACTATAACTGTAACATCATCTATACAAGACGCTACTGATGATGGGTTAAGTTTTTTCGATGAAATGGTAGGTTCAGGAGCAGTAGAAGCAGATAATTTTATTACAGAACATTTTACATATGAATCCGAAGAAACAACAGAAACAGTTACATATTCATCAGAAGATAATCCTACTATAGAATATTCTCCGCGGGATGTAGATGTTGACGAATTTATAGGAAAATATTTTCAATTAAAACATCTTATAGCTTCAAATACGGCAAGAAGAGATAATATTAATAATATACCAGGTGCTGATGGGTTAATAGAAAGTCAATTAGTAATAGATAATTTAAAAGCATTAATGGAAAATGTAGGAGATAAAATCTTTGATCAATATCCTACTATGAGAATATCGTCTGGTTTTAGGTGTGAAAAATTAAATATAGCTATTAGTGGTTCAACAACTACTGAACATTCATATGGCAAAGCTATAGACTTTCAAGTACCATCTACTAAAACATCAGTAATATTTAATTGGATAGTATCAAACATTCCTGCTTGGGGTCAATTAATATGGGAATTTCCAGAACAAGAATCATCTTCAGGTGGTAGTGGTTCTTGGATACATGTTTCTTATCGCCGCGGGTCAGGAGCTAATCCAAATAAAACAACACTAGCATCAAATAAATCTTCTATCCATGATGCATATGGGGGAACTGTAAGGGGGACTCATCAAAATGGAATAGGAACTGCTATTCAATCATACGTCTAATGAATTATATACCAGCACAACCAAACGTTTATCAAGGTAAACAAATAGTAATAAACTCAGACAGAGTATTATTTAATGCTAAAAATGATTCTATATTATTATTTGCAGATAAATCTATAGGGTTAAATACTCAAGGATCTGTAAACATTGACAATAAAGGATTGTTTGTAGTTAATTCTAAAGACGAAATATATTTAGGTTTAAAGCTAGGTAAAGTTCCCACAGAACCAGCTTTATTGGGAAATAAAACAGACGCTTACTTACAAGACATGTTAAATTTAATTCAAGATTTAGTTTTATTTTTAGCAGCAGAATATAAAGTAACAGTTCCTTTAACAGGGGTGTCCGCACCAGGCCCTAATGACATAAGTAGTTTTATCCAAAAAATTAGCTATTTAAAAAGTGAAGAAAGATTAAATGACATTAAAAGTAAAAAAGTAAAATTAATATAAAATGGCACACGAACCAGGACATCCTATTCCAATTGATTTAGATTTTACTATTGAAATCACACCACCTTCTTTACCCCCTATTAAACCACCAAAAATGCCTAAAGGATGTTTTTCTTTAGATTTACCTGTGGGGGGAATAATGGGTTTTATTAGATCAGAGATGGTAAGATTAGAAGCTCATATTAGGTCACAAGTAGAAGGAGTATATGATCAAGTAGAAAGTCAAGTGTATGAAAAAATTCCAGAACCAAAAGAAATAGTAGAATATTTAATGGGTTATAGTTGTGAATTTGAACTAGAAGTAACAGATTTTTACAATAGACTTAAAGCTTCTTTACAAATTGTATATAAAACAATAGAAGGTCTCAAAGCAAAAATAGACGAAGCTATTAAAACAATAGATACTTTAAAGGGAAAAACAAGCCAAGTAGAAGAAGTATTAAGTAAATTAACAGAACCTTTAGACCTATTAGCAGGAGTCATAAGTGCAGCTAAAATAGCTATTAATCTTCTTCCCCCAGGTCCAGCTGCACCTCCTGCAGCAGTAATGTTTTTACTAGAGAGAAAACTCACCAAAGCAGCATCTACAGTATGTGTTATGAATGGAAATGTAAGTGGCATTCCTCAATCATTAAGAGTGCAAGTAGAAAGATTAACTGAACAAACTAAAATAATAAATCCTTACATAGGTAAATTAAATGAATTAGTAGCTAAAGTACAAGAATTAGAAGCAGTATTAGAAGTAGCTTACATAGAATGGTTAGCAGATTGTATCCCGGGTGATGAAGTACCTCCTGTTAATCCATTAAAAGATTACTATCGTATAAAAATATATGAAGCTATAACGAATAATGTTGATCAATTTCCCTCAACAAATATAGATGATTGGTATGAAGTTTCAAATGAAATATCAAAAGTCATACCTCCCACACCCGATCAATGGTTGTCTTCTCAAAACTATCAAATCGCAGATCAAGCAATGATAGTAACAGGTCCCCCACCAGATGAAACAACAGGGAAGTATCTAATAAAATATTACGCAGCCATTAAAAACAATTTAAATCATTATCCCGAAATATCTTTAAATGATTGGAATTTATTAAGAGCAATAAATGTAGATGAAATTCCTGAAGATAATACACCAGAATGGGATGGAAATATAGATTATATAGTAGAAGATGTAGTTAAAATAATTATAGATTTAAGTGAAGGATCTTTTAATCAAACCATATCTAACATAGTAAATGCTCAGGGACCTGAAATGATAGAAAAATTATATAACGCTAATTTTAGAATGATTGGATATAAGCGTTATAGAGTTTAAAATAATTATATTTATAACAAACAACAATTAATATTATGAAAGCAAAAACTTTTGAAAATCTAATTAGAAAAATAGTTAGAGAAGAAATTGATTATTCGTTACGTAGAGAAATTAAATCACTTAGGGAAGACTTACGTGATGAATTAAAACCGACAATAACAGAACACACTGAAAGAACAGTTGAAACTTCTAATGACCTAGTGTCTGAAGATGTAAAAACTTCTTTAAGAGAAAAAATTATGGGTAATGGGCCTATAAAACAACATAAAAAGCAAAATTTTGTGTCAGGTAATAGTACATTAAATGATCTATTAAACGAAACAGCAGCAGGAAGCACAAACACACAAACAGCCCAAGCACCTGTAAATATGGCTCAACCATTTGCCACTGGAGCCCCATTACCTATGGACACAGCAGGAATGCCTGATCCTGTAGCAAAAGCAATAACAAGAGATTATAGTGGTTTAATGAAAGCAATTAATAAGAAAAAAGGATTATAATAAATGCCTATTAACAACTCTTCTATACAAATAAATCCATTAGATCTCAATAAAAATGCTGCGATAGGGGTTGTTTTTCCTTTAATGAACGGAGGGAATTTTCAACAATCTCTTACTATAAAAGAACAAGTAAAATCAAATATAATAAATGTATTATTAACTGAAAGAGGAGAAAGAATTAATCAACCTAATTTAGGATGTGGTCTTAAAGCTATATTATTTGAAAATAATGTAGATTCTGCTCAAATAGAAGATTTAATATATGATCAATTACAAATTTATGTACCTGAAATAGTAGTAGAAAAAGTAGAAGTAAACACAGATTTAGACAGACACATAATATTAATTAAATTAATATATGGTTTTTTATTAGATAATACTTTAGATTCAATTCAAGTTAATATAAATCAAACAAATCAATCATCACCAGGAATGAACGGATAAATAATGTACAATGGCTTATAATAAAATATCAAATAAAACACAAGGTAAGGATGTAAAATATCTAAATAAGGATTTTCAATCTTTTAAGGATCAATTAGTAGAATTTGCCCAAACATATTATCCTAACACTTACAATGATTTTAGTGAAGGATCTCCAGGTATGATGTTTATGGAAATGGTATCCTATGTGGGTGATGTTTTATCTTTCTACACTGACACCCAGTTAAGAGAATCTTTTCTATCATTAGCTCAAGAAGAAGAAAATCTATACAATATGGCTTATGCTATGGGGTACAAACCTAAAGTAACGTCAGTGGCAACAACAGATTTAGATGTATTTCAATTAGTACCATCAAAAAAGGTTAATGATAATTATATACCTGATTTTAGTTATGCTTTAATAATAAATGAAAATTCAACATTTAAATCATTAGATGGGCCTGTATTTTACACATCAGAAGATGTAAACTTTAATTTTTCAAGTTCATTTTCACCTACTACAATTAACATTTATCAATATGATAGTAATCAAAATCCAGAATATTTTTTATTAACTAAAAAAGTTAATGTAATTTCAGGTGAAACTGCAACACAAAAATTTGAAATAGGTAGTCCTGAACAATTTTTAACTTTAACTTTATTTAATCAAGATATTATTTCTATAGAAAAAGTAGAAGATTCTGACGGAAATTTATACAATGAAGTGCCTTATTTAGCACAAGATACAATTTTTGAAGAATTAGAAAACACAGGAGCAAATGATCCAGATTTAATAGGTTTTAATGGTCAAACACCTTATCTTTTAAAAGTAAAAAAAGTACCAAGAAGATTTATTTCAAGATTTAAAACAGACAATACTTTAGAATTACAATTTGGAGCAGGTATAAGTGACAAAGCAGATGAAGATATAATACCTAACCCAGATAATATAGGATTAGGAATAAAAGACGGAAGAAGTAAATTAAATGAAGCTTATGATCCATCAAATTTCTTATTTACTAAAGCATATGGTCAAGTACCTTCAAACACAACATTAACAGTAACATATGTTAAGGGTGGAGGATTACAGTCTAATGTAGCTTCAAATACTATAACAGAAAAGGATCAATTAACAATATTAAATAATCCTAATTTAAGTTCAGGATTACTTAACTTTGTAAAAGCCTCAGTGTCATCAACTAATGTGGAAGCAGCTGTAGGTGGAGGAGGAGGAGACACAGTAGAAGAAATTAGGATGAATACTATGGCTAATTTTTCATCACAACAAAGAACAGTTACAAAAGAAGATTATTTAATTAGAACTTTATCATTACCTGCTAAATTTGGTAGAATAGCTAAAGCTTACATAACACAAGATGATCAAATATCTCCATTAACAACTGAACCTAATCGTATACCTAATCCTTTAGCATTAAATTTATATACTTTAGGTTATGATAATAGTAAAAAATTAACAACCTTAAACACAGCTACTAAAACAAACTTATCTACTTACTTAGAACAATTTAGAATGTTAACAGATGCTGTCAACATTAAAGATGCGTTTGTAATTAATTTTGCATTAGAATTTGAAATTACAGCTTTTAAAACATATAATAATCAGGAAGTAATACTTAATTGTATAACAGAATTACAAGACTATTTTGCTGTAGATAAATGGCAAGTTAATCAACCTATTATAATGTCCGAAATAAAAAACTTAATAGGAGGAACTTTAGGAGTACAAACAGTAGAAGACGTAAAAATAACTAATAAAAGTGGAATATCCACAGGTTATTCACAATATAAGTATGATTTTGAATCAGCTACAAGGAAAGGAGTAATTTATCCTTCGCTAGATCCAAGTATTTTCGAATTAAAGTACCCTAATACTGACATTAAGGGACGTGTAACAACATATTAAAATGGCATATTATTTTTTATTTCCAGAAAAAGACTCAACAATATACAGTCACCCTGATAGAACCCAAATGAACACAGGGGGTGATGAAATTCTTGAAATTGTAAAAGAAAAAGGAAGTTCAGATCAAAGGTATTATCCTTCAAGAGTTTTAATTAAGTTTAAAAATGAAGAAATAAAGGATACTATTAATAAAATAGGCTCTTCTACCTTCAATGATGGTACATCAAAAGTATCACTACAACTATTATCCTCAGAACATAAAAATTTAGTAAGTACTTTAAATTTAGAAGCATTTGCTGTTTCACAGTCATGGGATGAAGGAACAGGTAGATTTACAAACTTGCCCATAAGTTCTAATGGGTGTTCTTGGATTTATAGAGACAATGATATTGATAAAACCCAATGGACAACTTCTAGTTTTGGAACAGGAGGTGGTACAGGTTCAATAAATGCTGTTGGAATCACCGAGGGTGGTGGTGTGTGGTATACTGGCAGTTTATTCCAAGGTTCTCAACAGTTTTTACGTGGAGACAATTTAGACACAAACATAGATGTAACTACAATAGTACAAAAACATTCAGCAAGTTTATTTGCCAACAGTACTTACCCTACTGGAATTTCTAACCATGGGTTTTTAATTAAACAACCAGATTCTGTTGAAACTAATACATCTAGTAGTTTTGGCGAAATGAAATATTTTTCTGTAGATACACACACAATTTACCCACCAAAATTATGTTTTAAATGGGATGATGCTGTTTATAGCCCCCTTAGTGCTGGTTTTAATAGTGGAGAATTAAATGTTTCGTTATATAGAAATAAAGAAGAATATAACCAAAATGATGAAGCTAAATTTAGAATTCATGTAAGAGAAAAATACCCAATTAGACAATTTGCTTCTTCTTCAAATTATTTAAATCCAGGATATTTTACAACATCATCTTTTTATAGTGTAAGAGATGCACACACAGAAGAAGAAATTATCCCTTTCGACAACAATTTTACAAAATTAAGTGCGGATAGTGAGGGAATGCATTTTAAAGTATATATGAAGGGTTTACAACCTGAAAGATACTATAGAGTATTATTTAAACATATAAATAATGATGGAACAGTAATATATGACGATAATTATCATTTTAAAGTAGTTAGATAATGGCCCAAAGAGATTATAGTAAAAATATAAATATGTCTTCACCAGCTGAAAGAAAAAGGCAAGATAAAGCAAAAAGGCAATATCCAGGTGGAGTTTCTATACCTGTAAATTTACCTACTAATTATAAAAAGGGAAAAGACAAACAATGTGTTGGGTGTAAGTTTTTTATTGAAAATAATTGTAGTAATTGGAAAGCAGAAGTAAAATCAGAATATGTATGTAATTCTTGGGCATTAGAAATCCTTAATACCCTTAAATTAGAAACAGAACATTACGCAGCTAAATCTTTAAGAGATAGTATAAATACTAACTTTTCAGAATTTGTAAAACCACCTATAGATGAAGACATTGAACAATTTTTTCAAATTTATAGAGAAATATTTTATGATATTCCTAAAAGAGGAGAACAATCACACATTAAACTTGTAGAAGATTCTAAAGACTATATAGAAAATTATGTTGATCCTAAAGACACAACAATAACAATTTTATTAAATAAAATAGAAGCATTACAAGAACAAATACAAGATGAATTCCAAACACAATCTCATCCATTTTACCCTGATGGTAGTTTACTGTGTATACCCTCGGGGGGAACTACACCTCTTGGAGCGGGAGGTATAGGAATAATGCAAAGTGGTGCATTTAGACCAATTGCCTACTGGTCATTGTGGGAAGCATGGAGAGATGCAAATCCTAATTTCCATAATGCAGACGGATCTCTTAAGAAAAATGAAGAGTATCTGTATTTATTTGAAGATGACTCATTTAAAGTTGGTATGAGAATGGGACCCCCCATAACTAGTATAGAGGGTTTTAATGAGTATAATGTTGCTGAACCAACAGATGTATTAACTTTTAATAATTTAAAGAATAATATGGAAAGTCAAAGTTTAGATTTAGCACAAATAGAAATTTTAAGACAATTATTAAATACAATAGCAGAAACTGCGCCACAGAGTGACCAAAGTTTTAGTAACACTAATGTTGATCAAAATTATAGTGGTCAAGGTAACTCAAATCAAGCATTAACTTCACCATATAGACCGTAGAGAATAATGGCTAACGAAAATATAAATATATCATCAGAAAAAAGTTTAGAACTTGATGGAGTAACAACTAGATTACTAAGTAAAAAATTTGGTAGACCAGAAGACTATATAGAATTACACATATACAGTAATTCAGGAGAACTATTATATTCTGAGGATAATTTTTCAGATTATAAATTTCCAGAAAACATCACAGAAGAGCTTACTTCTGAATTAAATATGGACCCCATAAAAATCCTTCAAGATAGAGGATTTACATCAGGAAAATATAGATTATCATTTAACATTCAAAGAAAAAAGATAATAAATTCTCTTTTAAAAACATTCACTTTAAAAGAAATATCTTCTTCTAGAACAGAATTAAAAGCCATAGTTAAAACAGTTAATAATACTGACTTACAAAGAGTAGTAAGAGGTATTATAAGTGAAATGGTAAGTAGTACTTTTTATAAAGATATAGTTCTTAATTTTGGGGATGATCAATTAATTACTTGTACTAATATACTTTTAAATAAAAGATCAAAAAAATATGAAGTTCTTTTTAAATTATATGAACCTTTACCCCCATCAATTACTACTACAAATATCTTTAGAGTATCTGAAAATATAGTAGATAAAACAAACATAACTGTCGATTTAGGATTTAGTCCTATAGAGGATGATAGAATAAATTTAAGGGGTCCTAATTTTAAAATAGACACTAGGTTAAATAATAGTGTACCCTCAGCATTTAAAAATTATAATAATATATTAGAATATAATTCTACTTCTTCATATGAACAACTTTTAAATCAACTTGAAAACAAAGAAGTACCAGAAATAGATTACACACTTATAAAATCACTTCATTCATCTTCAATAGATAGATCCTATCATTTTGAAAATTTTATCCATTTTAGTAGCGCTACAGAACGTTTAAAAAACTTTGAATATAAGTTAAAATTAATAGAATTGTATGATGGACAAGTAAGTGAAATAAACACCATTACGGGTCCAACTTCAGGTTCTTCTGTTGTTTTAGTAGATAAAAATAACATATATAAGAAAAAGGAAAATTTAATTAAGGGATTTGATGGGTATGAAAGGTTTTTATACTACACATCAGGTAGTATATTTACTTGGCCAAAACAAACTTCAACTTCTCCTTTTACTTTATATTCAATATCTTCTTCGCAAGCTAAAACATGGTTAGGGGACGATAGATCAAATTATCCTAATTATGGTGGACAATTATTATCATCTTCTTTATATGATAGAGAAAATGTACATAAAATTAGTAATTTATTACCTACCCACATAAAAGAAAATTCAGACAATGATAGTTTTTCTTTATTCACTGACATGATAGGTCAACAATTTGATCATGTGTGGACTCACATAAAACACCTAACAGAAATAAATGATACCCACCACACAAGAGGTATTTCAAAAGATTTAGTTTATTTTCAATTAAAAAGTTTAGGAATAGAAGCATTTGATCAATTTGAAAACAGCAACTTAATAGAATACATTTTAGGAAAAAGTCAAGCAAACAACACAGTTGGTGGTTTTCAAGTAGGATCCTTTACAATAGGAGGAAATAACAGTAATTTTTATGACACTGTAGGTAGTGAAACTATGGTAACTTCCTCAAATGATGGTTCAGTTCCTAAAGAAGAAATTACAAAAAGTATTTGGAAACGTTTATACCATAATGCACCTTATCTTTTAAAAACTAAAGGAACAGAAAGAGGTTTAAGAGCATTAATGAGTTGTTATGGAATTCCTTCTACATTATTAAATGTAAAAGAATATGGAGGATCTACATCTGACAAATCAACATTTAAAACATTTAGTTATGAAAAATCAGGATTAGCATTAAATGGTAATTCAGGAACAACCACTGGATATTTTATTAAAACAGATTGGTCATCATCATTAACTGATGCTCTTTCATCATCAGCTAAAACAGTAGAATTTAGAATAAAACCATTTAGATCAACTGAAAACTACCATTTATTTGGTTTATCAGGAAGCAAGAACCGAATAGACCCTCATTTAATATTAACACCCCACACAGGAAATGACATATCTTCATCTAATGATTCAACCCAATATGGTAAAATAGATTTATATATAAATAACGCAGTAGTGGCTTCAACATCTAATTTCCCTATATATAATGGAGATTTTTGGAACATTCATATAGGAACAGTAGGAACTTCAGGAAGTAATAGTAACATAGAATTTGGTGCTTATCAATCTAATTTTAATAAAAACACATTTAAATACACAGCTCAACATTCCCAAACAGAAGAAGCTAGAACTTTAACTTTTGGAGACCCATTTTCATCAAGTGGAGATTTTATAGGAGGAGCTTTACATGCATATTTTGGGGGCGTACCTTCTAACGCAGCTGCAGCATATAATACAGTAGATACTTTACGTTTTTCAGGTTCAATGCAAGAAATTAGATATCATTATGGTGAATTATTGTCAGACAGTACTTTAATAAAACATGCACTTGAACCATTTATGTATGCTGGTAATTCAATTTCTTCTTCTTTTAATAATGTAGTTTTAAGATTACCTTTAGGAAGTAATGATAAACAAGACATCTCAAGTTTTCACCCTAATATAGATGTAACTTATTTAGATAGTAGTATATCAAGTGGTTTAGGCGGGAATGAAAGGTATGAAGAAGTAGTAGAAACACACCATTTACCTACTCCCGACACAGTAGGTGCTTCAATGACAAGTGAAAAGGTAAGATTAGACACAGGTGTTATAGATGATGATATATTATCAGTTGTAAAAAAATCAGAAACATCCGCACTTGACAGACAACCACAAGATTTTGAAGACTTAGGAGTATTTTTCTCTCCTACAACAGAATTAAATGAAGACATAGTTTATCAATTAGGAGCTTTTAGGTTAGATGATTATATAGGTTCACCTTTACCTTCAGCCCAAACATCTTCAAATTATTCTGATTTAAAAGACATAAGAGACGAATATTTTAAACGAGTAAAAAATAAATATAATTATTGGGATTATACAAAATTAATTCAATATGTAGATCATACATTATTTAAATTAATAGAACAATTTGTTCCAATGAAAGCCAATTTAAAAACAGGCTTATTAATTGAACCACATTATTTAGAAAGAAATAAATTCGCAAGAGAATTACCTGTAATAGATTATGGTGTTACAATGACACAAGGATCATATCAAACTTTTGACTTCCAAGTTGATCCTGAACGTCAATTCAATTTGGATGGTTCAAGTGTTGTAACTACAAACATTTTATCATCAACAACAGGAAGTAATGGTTTTAAAACAGAACAAGGTACTAATGTTACTATAGATATAGATGATTATATATTAGATGAAATACAAAATTTTTCACAAGCACCTATACAACCATTTACAACAACTAAACCTGTGGGATATATAGAAAGAAAATCAAGTATATTGTTAGGAAACGCAGTGAAAAGTAAATTATCTAGTATATATTATCGTAGTTTAGACAAAGGAAAAGAAACAGATTATTAATATGGCAGTTACACAAAGTTTTAACGTAGAATTTGATGATTCACTTTTAGACCTAGCAGGATGGAAAAATCCCCGTTATAATGGATCTAAATTAACAGGTAAAGAAATAAATAAATTTACCTCAGGTGACACATCTTATGGTTTAAACCCAGTTATAGAAAATAAAGTAGTAGCATTATACATAGGAAACACTTTAATTGGGGATAAGGAGAATGAAGCTTACACAGAAATAGCAAACCACAGTTATGCTACTATAGATAAAATATTAATAATAAATTTAAATGATGATAGTGTTCAAATTGTAGACAGACAAAATTATGATCCTATAGCTTTTAAACGTCATGTAGACAGAGATTTATTTGAGGGATCAGGTGTTCATGTAAAATTATTAGACTTTTCAGTAAAAAATTCTTTAAAACCTAGACATGCTGTTAAGTTTAATAGAGGATCATTACAAAAAGTATACTCATACACAGCAAACACAGATGGTTTTGAAGATGGAGTATTTGGGGGATTTGGAGCTAGACCACAATTAGGTGAATTTATTGACAATTTAAGTGGATCTGTCGAAACTCCTTACAAAGGAATGTTTGGATATGGAAGCATGTTTATTAATTCAGACAGTAATGGTGCAGTAAGTGCTTCTTTATTTAATACTAATTCTATAAACTTTGTAACTTCATTACCTTCAGAATTATCAACATACACGGGGGATGTTGACACAGCAACCTTGGGATTAGAATTAAATTTAGTAACACAATCTTTTGATGCATCAGCACCAGCGGGCGCAGTAACTGTAGGACTTGGTTTTAATGATGGTACAACTGCGACAGATACTGGGGAAGAAGGAAATAATAATCCTAGATAAATAATAATAAAAAAATAACATGCCTATACAAAGAATAAATCAATATAAAATATTACAAGAAAGTGGTAGTTTAAAAGCATTTTATGATGATATAGTTTATTTAGAAATAGCATCTGGTAGAAATAGATTCTATGTAACTTTTATGAAGGGTTTATATTCTCTTCCTAACAACAAAATGGAATCTATAGGCACAGCAGAAATAAATTATCCTAAAGTAAGTAATGCCACAGGTTCTGCCAACAATTATGGAGGTAATAGAGCGGGTGTAACTTATAATGCTTTTCTTCAAGAAGATGAAATAACAACAGGAATAGCCAGTGAACCAAACAATGGTTTTATTACAGCAACAGAACTTAGGGGAACAAGAGGTTTTCAATCAACTATAACATCTTCAATTTCTGCAACAAGAACATTCCATTATGAATTATTTGATGGTCAGACTTTTGAAGCTACAAGAACTTATGATTGTGCTTATTTTTATCCTTTTTCAAGTCATCAACTGTCAGTTTTAAGAGATGAACCTACAGTAATAATTAATTTAAACAAACCATCAGAATTATTTGATGGAATTGGGGAAAAAGGATTTGTAATAGTACCAGAAAACACACACCAAAAAGTTAGAGATAACCTAGATTTTTATTTGGAAAAAGCAGGATTAATAGATAAAACAATAAAAAGTAAAGCACCAAAAAGAGGAATATAATATTTCTGAAAAGTATATATATTTATAACAAACAATAAAAACAATGGGATACTTAGACAATAAAAGCATTACAGTAGATGCAATTTTAACAAAAAGAGGACGTGAATTACTTTCTAGAAATGATGGTTCTTTTAGAATTACACAATTTGCCTTAGGGGATGATGAAATAGATTACACTTTGTTTAATGAAAATCATCCTAATGGTTCTCAATTTGCGGGGGAAGCAATTGAAAATATGCCTCTTATTGAAGCAATACCAGATGAAAACAATATCATGATTCATAAGTTAATAACTTTACCAAGAGGTACATCAAAACTACCTATAGTAACATGTAACGTAAGTAAAGTTACTTTAACACTTGGTTCTTCTTTTGTACTTAATCCAACAACACATAATTTTAATGGATCTTTCAATGCACAAGAATCAGGAGGATATAGAGCAACAATTGCCGATAGAAGATTATTAACAAATTTTCAAGGTTTAGGAAGAGGACAAGCGGATTCATCAACATCTAACACTTATGCATCAACAGCAGTAAGTGAAACAGTAATAGGTAACAGCATTCAATTAACATCTATTAATAGTACTTCATTATTTGGAACTAATACTAAATTATTAACTACTATAACAATTGAAGGAATGGATTCAGGTGCTAAAATTACAGTTCCAGTTGAAATTTCTAAAGAAGTAGTAGCAAATTCAGCAGTTCAAGGAGAATTAGGAATAACATTAGCGTAATAAAAAATAAAAATGGCAAATTTAATAAGATATCAAGATAGAGACGTAGTAAATGATACCCAAAAATTAACAACATCTACTTGGACAGATAATACTAATAATTTAACAGTAGCCTTTACTTCTTCTACACAAGCTATATTTGGTACCGCTACAAGTTCGGGTGCACATTATATAGAAGTATTTAATAAAGTTACATCAGACACAACATCAGCAACACAATATGCTATTGCTTATGGACACAGAAAGGGATCTGGTTCTTTAGATTTTACAAACGACACAGGGGCTAAAGGTAAAAGTCCTTCATCTAACGTTTACAGCCAATATCGTCAATTAGTATTTGGGGATGAAGCTTCGAATTTTTCGTTTAATGGTTTTGTTCCTGATGACATTTATGTTATTAATGTTGAAAGAGCAAGATTTAAACATAACTTAAAACCAGGAACTTTAGATTTAAGATTATCAGGATCTAGTGGAATGGCAGTACTTCACCTTACTGATGATGCAGTAACACAAACAGGTTCTTCAACTAATACAAATGCAGGTAGACAATTTAACATAGTGTCAGGATCTCTTGGAACAATGTTGGGAAGTAATTTAACACAAGTAGCAGCTAGTGGTTCATATGGTTTATTTTATCCAGACAGTGGGTTTATTATATTAAACCCATCAGCCTTAAAACAAAATGTAGATGGTTTAACACCAGTTACTACCGCAAACAATGATGCAAAAAATCACCAAAAATTATATAACCACATATCGGGATCTACTACAACACCAACTTTTATAGTAGACAGTCAAGAAACAGTAAGTTCACAATTTTATTTTACTAGAGTTACAAACACAGAATTTAATTATACAACAAACCCATCATTTATAGACAATGTAGGAAATTTAAATTTCACATCTATGATTGACAACCCTACAACATTTATTACAACAATAGGATTATATAATGACAGTGGAGATTTAGTTGCAGTTGCAAAATTAAGCCAACCTGTAGCTAAAGATTTTACAAAAGAAGCACTTATTAGAGTAAAACTAGATTACTAAAATGTACCATGAATGTCAACAGTTTATAAAAAACTTACAGCCCAGGATATAGCAGTAGTACCCTTTAATGCCCATAAACAATATAACTTTGATTCAGGTTCAGCTTCCTCAAACAGTGTAAATGTTTTTCAATCAAGGTGGACTTCTGAATCTATAGATCTTTATAGTTCTGCTAGTACCTCTTATGGTTTACCTGCAGACACTATTAATGCTGTAAAATATAGACAATTAGATCATCTTTTTTATAAAAATTTTAAAAGAGATATAAATAATAGATTTGGCAATAATCATTATTTAAATCAAAAAAGAGAATTACATAAAGAAGCAAATATATTATCTATCCCTACAGGTCTCTATGGTTTTGAAATAAAACCAGGAACTTTTTTTCTTTCTTCTAGTATCTATGAAGTAATAGATGATAATAATGGAAACTTAATAATTAAGGGAACTAACTTAAATGATTATGAAACAGACATTCGTTCTAATGTCTTAAATATTGGACCCGTTAAAGGATTTGAAAAATATGATTTAAACACATTAGATAATTACATTACATTTAATGGGTATGAAAGAAGTGTTTTTTATAGAGATGGTAAACCTAGAGTAAATAAAATATCTTCTTATAATACCCCTAAGTTAGGAGATGAATTCGACGACAGTTATTATTTTAATGTTGTTAGATATAGAAATGTTAATTTTTCTGAAAAAATATTACATAAACATGAATTTCCTGTAATTGATTTTGATGGTAGAAAATCTGAAGTAAGATTAGGACACAACGAAAAATATAATTTTAATAAAGGAGATGATTTTACCATTAATTTTTGGACTAATGCAAATTGGTTTGGGGAGGGGGGTATAGGAAAGATGAAAATAAGTACCCATAATCCTATTTTTAAAGTAGGATATGTAGAAAATGAATCTTGTTATCTTATCTCAAAATCAACCACAGAAACTATAATTCCTAATGAAACTACACCTATAGGAACCCCCGTAAACACAACTAAATCAGGATCTTTTCAAACAAAAGATGTACCCTCAAGTCCACAGTTTCCTTTTGAAATATTTGTTAAAGATAATGCAACAAATACCCCACAATTATTTTTTAGAAGATCAGATGGAGACATTACAACTACAGTAAGTTCTCCTTTTACAACAAGTTCTATGCAACAAGTTACTTGTAGAGTTTTATCATCAGAAATGAAGATATACATAAACGGAATAGCAAGTGGAACAACTGCTATAGATCGATCAGTTAACCAAACACAAAATCAAGCTAACCTTTACATTGGTAATAGAGGGGGAAATACAAGTTTCCTAACAGGATCTTTAAGCCAAATAAACATATTTAATAAAGGATTAACAGACACACAAATTTTAAATCATTATAGTAGTAGTAATGGATCTCCTTATGTTGGAAATATTTTTTACCAAAATGGATTAGCTGCTATTACCCACCCCCAATATCAAGTAATTTTAGGAGGGATAGGAGATTTTATAGTAGGTGAAAATTTTGAAGTAGGTGACAATTCAATTAAACAATTAAAATTTCAAGGATCACATTTAATTTATGAAAATGAGTATCAATGTACCATTGATGAGTATGAGTTTAATAGTACAACAAACATATCAGCAAGAAAATATAAAACATCCAAAACAGAAGATTTAGCAAATTTTGCAACAGGTTCTCTTTTTAAACCATACATAACTACAGTAGGTTTATATAATGAAAGTAATGAATTACTTGTTGTAGGAAAGTTAGGCCAACCTATAAAAACATCAAGCGAAACAGATACAACTCTTGTATTGAGGTGGGATACTTAACATATGTATAACAAGATAAAATAAAGAAATATGTCAGCAGAAACAAGATCAACCCTAAAAGGACATTTTAACACAGGTGATAAACCCACAGAAACTCAATTTGCAAATTTAATTGACAGTGGATTAAACCTAACAGACGGTGGAACAGTAGCAGGAATTGCTGTTTTTAGTAG